ACCAGTCACGGATGTCGAACAACTTAAATTTGACTTAGTTGGCCAACTTGAAAATATTGAAAGAGGTGACAAGGTAGTTATTATCATAGATTCTATTGGAAATTTAGCATCTAAAAAAGAATTAGAAGATGCTTTAAATGAAAAATCGGTCGCTGATATGTCGAGAGCGAAAGCGTTGAAGGGGTTATTCCGAATGGTCACTCCTTATTTAACAATGAAGAATATACCCCTTCTCGCAGTTAATCACACATATCAGGAAATGGGGCTATTTCCAAAAGCTATCGTTTCAGGTGGTACAGGAATATATTACTCAGCTGATAACATTTGGATTATTGGAAGACAACAAGAAAAAACTGGTAAAGATATTACAGGTTATAACTTTGTCATTAATGTAGAGAAATCTAGGTTTGTAAAAGAAAAATCAAAAGTCCCAATTGGAGTATCATGGGAAGGTGGAATACAACCTTATAGTGGATTACTAGAAGTTGCACTTGCAGGTGGATATGTAACTAAACCAAATGTTGGATGGTATGCAAGAGTTGATATGGAAACAGGAGAAATCCTAGATCCTAAGGTTAGAGAAAAAGATACTCTAAATAAAAAATTCTGGGATCCAATATTTAAAGATACTAACTTTAAAGAGTTTATTAAAACATACTATTCAATTGGTCACAAACCTTTATTAGAAATAGACTTGGATTTAGAAGTAGAAGATGTATAACATAACTGATAAGGATTATACATTAGTAGAAAATCCAAACCACCCACTACACGGGGTTAAGCTACTTACTGGAACGTGGAAAGACGTAGTCGTAATTTACGGTACAGTTAACATAAAAGAAAGTCCAGAACTTGATATGGCCACACTTGGATTTACATATCAAGTTCAGGATCCAGCAGGATTTGCAATGGATGAATTAGAAGGAGATGAAACCTTTAAAAATTATCTCGGATCCGTACTGCAATATATAATAACAGATTCACTAGAACATAATGAGGCACAGATAGGAATTGGACATAACGAATCAACTACCAACACACATACTGAATCACCTACTGAATAACGAAGATTATTGTAGGAGAGTCATACCATATTTAAGAAAAGAATATTTCGAAGGCATTCATAAAAATGTATTTGATCTTATTGTAAAGTTTGTTGGTCAACACAATAAACTACCAACATCTAAGGTATTACATTTAGAACTTAAGAAGGTTAATGCTCCTGAAGAAATACTCAATTCTTGCTCTAGACTTATTGACGAAATAGGATCAAAGTCTGATGTAGATACAGAATATCTAATACAGGAATCAGAAAAATGGTGTAGAGAAAGATCTGTCTATAATGCAATAATGGAATCAATCCAAATTATAGATGGAAAAGATAAAGAAAGAAGCGAAGGCGCTATACCAGAAATACTTTCTTCAGCTTTAGGTACTTCTTTTGATCAAGCAATTGGTCATGACTACATTGATAATTCAGAAGATAGGTTTACATTCTATAATAAAAAAGAAGATCGTATACCATTTGATCTCGACTATTTCAACAAAATAACAAAAGGTGGATTACCGAACAAAACACTCAATATTGCTCTGGCTGGTACTGGTGTAGGTAAATCTTTATTCATGTGCCACTGTGCCGCATCAGTTCTCAGTCAGGGCAAGAATGTGTTGTATATCACAATGGAAATGGCAGAAGAACGTATCGCTGAAAGAATCGATGCGAATCTAATGGATTTACCAGTTGAACAACTTCAGTCTTTACCAAAACAGGTTTTTGATAGTAAGATTTCTAAGATCGCAAAAGGATCTATAGGTAAACTTATTATTAAGGAATATCCAACAGGGGCCGCCCATACAGGGCATTTTCGAGCTTTATTGAATGAATTAAAGCTGAAAAAGAACTTTTGTCCGGATATAATTTATGTAGATTATTTAAATATTTGTGCTTCAAGTCGCATGCGTGGGCTTGGTGGTAGTATAAATAGTTATAGCTATATAAAAGCTATCGCGGAAGAACTCCGCGGTTTAGCTGTAGAATTCAATGTTCCAATAGTCTCTGCAACGCAGACTACCAGGTCAGGATATTCAAATACTGATTTAGGACTAGAGGATACATCTGAATCATTTGGTTTACCAGCAACAGCCGATCTGATGTTTGCTCTTATTTCAACAGAGGAACTTGAGGATTTGGGTCAGATGCTAGTAAAACAATTGAAAAATCGTTACAACGATCCTACTAAATTTCGAAGATTCGTAATTGGGGTAGATCGTTCCCGCATGAAACTATATGATGTAGAGGAGTCGGCACAATCTGATATCATGTCTGACATGGCACCAGATAAGCCGATAAACAAGTTCGGAGAAAGAGAATCTCAAGACTCATATTCGGACTTCAAAATATAAAGGAGAAATATATGAATAATATGTTACAACTAGCAAAAGATTGGGTACTAGCAAGATGGGCAGAAAGAACATCTTGGGATGGTGGCGTTATCGTCGGTGTCTCTTTGTCTTACCTACTCTTAGGTGGTCTACTTGACTGGGTCGCCTGGTTAGCGTTAGCTTATGGTATCTATACTTTTGTAAAATCAGAAGTTCATTAATAGAACCTTTTATAATGATTCATGGGGGAGTGCAATACTCCCCTTTTTCTTAGTAAAAATGTCACGAAATTGTCACGAAAAAAGGGTTTACAAACCCCCCTCTTTTTGGTATAATACTTTAGTAAATTAATTAAAAAGGAGTGAAAAATGTCAAACTGTATAAATGATCAAATCCTCGAAAGGATATTTGACGATGTATCAGAAATGAATACTAGTTCAATTCTACAAGAACTAGAAGGCGGAATGTTTGCAGGTATGTGCGAATCATTCGATATGAGAGTGGCTTTAACCGATAGAGATAAAGTTATTGAATTACTTTGTAACAAAAGATTTGAAGAATTACCAGAGGGACCACAATAATGGATAAGTTTACAGTTAAATTCGAACACATTGCTACTTCAATTCCAGAAGTAGTAGAGATCAATCAAAATGAATTCAATCTACTGACTAAAAAGCCAGTTGATGATTCTAACACTGACCAAGCTTGGTTAAGCATGTGGTTAAGAAATACTGTACTGAATTCTAATTCTGGGAAATCAGCACAAGAAGATATAGAAGAATGGTTCAATCAATTCTTCTTCGAAGGTGTATTTAAAAACAATCAACTAAGGAGTCACTAATGAGAACAGATAGTTATGTAATGACAGTATATCCAGAATCAGCTGGAGATATGCTTGAACTTGAAAATATCAGAAAGGCTGTTAAGATTATGAATAAATCTTCTGATAAAAAATTCTACGTGAAATGCCAAGGTCGATTTGGAAAGAACAATAAGAATCTTTACAAATATAGAAACTTTAGTTCTTATCGCGGATTCTTCCATGATTGGAGAATCTGTAAATTAGCAGATGCCCAGAGATGGGACGTTTACATTTATGAGAGGTATACATATGAATAAAGCAGAGCAAAGAAAGAAAATCAAAAAAGATATTGATCAATTTCTTTCAAAGGGTGGAAAAATTGAAAAATGGGAAGACAAAGAATACCATCCTAAACCAAAACAATATTCCCGATAGGTGCAATTATGATATTTAAAGTAGAATTTTTTAAGACAAAAGAAAAGATATATGAATATCTCTTTTCGTCACTAAAAGAAGCCATGATCTTTAATATGGCTATGTTAAAAAAAGGATTTAAATCAGATATCACTAGATTAAACATGAACGGTGATGAGATTCAATAATGGATATCATTACCTTAATAATCTTTGTTATTTGTTTAGCTGGAGCTTCTTGGCAAGCTTATAGACAAGGGATTCGCGAAGGATGCAGTAAAACCATTGATAAATTACATGATGCTAAGATTATCTCATATGATAATAAGGGTAATATCGTTCCTAATTCTTTTTTTAACTCTTAAATCTTTATAAATAGTATCACTATGCATAAATTTTCAGGATTCAAATCTTTAAAAGAAGCTGTAAAGCTTACACCTGCTGAGCTTGATAAACCAAATTCTATTACAAAAGAACCTCGAATCGATATTCTCATAAGAATTATCCAGCAGGGTAAACCTCTAGAGCTTTCAAAGGGTGGAACTGTTACTGTTGAAAATACCCCCGAGCTAATAGATCTTTTAAAAGATTTTGCAAAAAGTACTGAAAATAAAAAAGCAGCAATTCCTTTTATGGGATTGGATGGTAAAAACTATACAACTTCAGATCTATCTAAATCATCCGTCTTTGGTGGAGGAGGAGGATCTGGTGGAGGTTCACTTAATACTAAAATTACAGAATCTCATCAATGTGTTATGTGCCAAGCAATGCTTGATCATGGATTACAAGATGAAGAATTCTTTACTCCTGAAATACTTACAGCAGCATATAAAAAAGTTTTTGTTGACGCTAAATTGGATGAAGTATTAGGTGTTGAGGGAGATTGGTTCACCTCTTCTCATTTATCAGCATATGAACTTATAAAACAAAAATACATTCATAAGAATATGACATTCCACAGGAATGATGACAAAATGAAAAAAATATATGCTATTAAAGATTTTGCATATAAAAATTCAGACATCAAACCAATGAAGGATGATAAATGGAATCCAGGTGATATATGGGCTATAGATAAATCTTTTAAATTTGAGGATCTTAAAGTAGATAGTATTAGATCTTTAAACGAATCCCTTCTTGAGCATTTTGTTAATCGTAGCCTTGTTGCTATATCGCTCAAACTTGTAAGAAAATCAGCAAAAATTAAAGAACTTAATGTCAAGCTACCACCAGATACAGATGATCATAAACTTACAAGAATAGCACTCCAAGGAGATGTTAGAGGGGATTTCTGGTCTAATAAAGGTGCTACAGTATTTTATGATGACGGTAAAATGGCATTAAAAGACGGATCTCCAGGAGGATCAATAAAAGGAGAAATAGTACTTAAGACAGCAAGAGGTGGTGGTGCTGGTTGGGGTATTATGCAAGATGCTACACGACAGGTCTTTGGTAAGAAGTTACCAGATCATAAATCAGGAATTTATGCAATTGCTAAGAAAATAGCAACCAAACAAGATAAGAAAGGAATATCAATATTCTGGAAGATGTATAATAATTTTTACAAGAACGAAACATTTGAGGAATTCCAAGAAAAACTTTTATCAAAAGACACGAATTGGATTTCTTCTAAACTTGGTTGTTTATATGTTTGCTATTACCTAGACCTAAACACTGGAACAAAATCAAATAGATGGATAACAAAAATAATTAACTATGCTGGAAGTAAAGCTGAAGACTCCAGTTCATATGTAAAGGTTTATACATGATAAATTTTAATAACTACCTAACAGAAGCCGCAGGTAAGAATACTCATATGACACATATTGAGGATTTGATTCTTGACGGCGGAGTTAAGGGGGCTCGCCAGGCTATCCTAGCACTCAGATCTCTGCGGGATATGTTGAGCGGTAATGCGAAAGCACCTGTAGACATTACTGTCAAATGGGACGGAGCCCCCGCCTTGTTTGCTGGAGAGGATCCATCAGATGGAAAATTCTTTGTAGCAAAAAAGGGCATCTTCAATAAAGATGCAAAAGTCTACAAAAATCATGCAGATATAGACGCTGATACAAGTGGTGATTTGAATAAGAAACTTAAACTAGCATTCGATCATTTAAAAGATTTAGGTATTAAGGGAGTCATTCAAGGTGACTTTATGTTTGACGCATCGGATCTCAAAAAGGAGAATATCAATGGAGTTGAACATATTAGTTTTCACCCTAA